CGACTGGATCGGTAGGCTTTGGGTCAACAGGGTCTGCTGGCTTAGGGTCTACTGGATCAACCGGATCAGCTGGTTTTGGATCAACTGGATCAGGGTCAACAATATTCATTCCACTCGCTTTTGCCATAGCTTCAGCTACGGGGTCTTTTGGTTCTGGCATAACATTAAATTTAAGTCGTGATTATTAAATCGGATACAAAGATACGAAAAAAAATCCGCATCTCCAAATTATTTAGAATAATTCTTAATAATTTCTTTTGCTATAACTAACTCTTCTGCTCATTGTTAACTTGCGCAACATCAACCTTTCCTGCATTAGTAGCTTCGATTTCGCGCATTTTTCGGATGTGTTCGTTTTGAGCAAATTGTTCTTTCAGCTTGTATTCAGCCGCCATTACTTCTGACTCAAACTGCATCTCAATTTGCTTAGCCTGCATGTCGGCTTGCTGTTTTTGCTGGATAGCTATTTGATTCTGCTGAGTATTGGCTTGAGCTGCCGCTTGAGCTTCTCTAACCTTATCCTCGGCGTACTTCTTCCTTCTCAGAGTAAGTAGCTGGTTAGCGAGCTTCACGTTCTTAACGTCACGTATCATCTGCGCATCCTCGATACGTAGCTCCTTCTCAGCAAGCGATTGCTGTATGTTGTTTTCAAGGTGGGCCTTATCCTCTTCATTTGGCTCGATCTCAATAGCCAGACCGAATTCATGGAGGCTAACATCTCTCGTTACCTCGATAGCGGTCATGTTCTGCTCACCGATTGCATGCACATATCCTTGATATGGCTTGTGATATTTAACCAAGTCCTGAATCATAAGCACCGCAGACTCCGCTGTGCGCCTATATATATTAAGGTATGCATCATTGATCGCTCTTGTAGCATTATTTGAAGCCAACAGATTCAGCTTCGCAACGCCGACCACAGAATCCTTACTTGGAACATTCCCGTCACGAGCCTCATTGACTCCGGTTACATCCCTAAGACTCTGCATGTAGTTATCCTTCAATGCAAGCAACTCTCCAAGTGAGCGGCCTAATCCACCCTCAAGTTCCGAAACTGGGCGTGAGCTACTTGGATTCCCCTCGTCATCGATAGTCCTGTAGTAATAGTTACCCGTCTGGTCGTAAATCTCCTGAAGTTGCAGTGGGGTAAAGGAAACACCCTTGCCCTTTGGTACATTCTCCAGCGATCCAACCTCAAGGGCCATACCCTTTGGACGGGCCTTAGCTACAAGGTGCTGTATCTTAAGGTGAACCAGTTGGATTTGATTCGCGAATGGAATCATCCTCTCAGTCAGAGATTGGTTTCTCATAAAGTCCAAGTCCGGAGAGTAGATGATGTAATCGAGCTTCGTTTTGTGTAGTGATGATTTCGCACGTACCTGATTCTCGGCCTTCTTATAGTCATACATTATGTCGCTACCGATAATCATCTTTCCGGAATACTTGCATTCGTAATCCGTAACAACCAGTTCACGCTTGTACTTGCTTTTCTTTGGGAGTTTATACCCTTCAGGGCGCTTATTCATCGAGTATCCGCCGAACTTATTGTATTTCTTCTCGTGGACAATCTGATTTGGCACTATGAACTGAGCGTCCATAACGTCGACTAAGAAGCTATCGAATTCATAATACTCATATCCTGAGTTAGTTATGATTGGGATGGTTCTGAATTTTTTTGCATTACCGTGCTTCCCAGCGAATTGGGTAGCAATGTATTCGTATTCCTCCGGACTGATTTGGTTTCCGGCTTCTGATTTCAGAGCGGAGATGGTGATACGCTTAACCTCCCCTGCATGAGTAATGTTTCTGTAATCGTTATCATCAGAGTATGATGTAACCATAAACATCGGATCGACGTAGCGTATGATTACTCCACGATGATCAAGTTCGGTTTTTACTGCACCAGTGCCTATAACAACCAAGTCACGGATAACTCTCTTCGCAATTTCCCTCCATTCATTGATGGTCATTGCGAGCTTAAGCCCCTGTTCTATAGCGATTTCACACGCTTGCTTATAGGTAAGCTGCATGTAAAGCTCCAGATCGTCCTGATCAGCTGGTTCGTAAGTGGTGTCTTGAGATACAGGCATTCCGGTCATGTCCTCGATCTCCTTCAGAAAATCCTTCATAAGCATCTTCGTCCTGATCTTCAACTCGTCCTGTTGCTTCTTATCTACTGCGACCGGATCGATTGCATCCGCCTTGATGTGGTAGTCCGCATTAGTCAGGCTGTTCACCACAATATCCACAAATTTTGGCAGGATAGGTACGATAGACCAATCAAGGTTGATATATGACTGATCCCCATTAGCAGCAAGTAAGTCCTTGTACTGCTGAACACCTTGTTTTCCTCCGGCATAGTCCCTCGCTGTCTGCCAGCGTAGACGCCTTGAGTCCAGAAGGACGTTATTCTCCCCAGCCCAATCGTGGTACAGGCTTCGGAAGTATTGTAATCCGTAATCTTTTGTTGCTTTTTCCGCTTCTGATGCGAGTGGGTTCGGGTATCCGTGTGCGTTTTCCATAGTTAACTCGTTCTAACTGATCGTTTTCCTGAATTGTTGAATGTTGGTACTAATTGGTAATTGTCCTGAATCTCAACTTTCTTCCTTACAGCTTTCTGTGTTGCAAGTAGCGTGAGTCCGGCTGCTACTGTGGCATCGTACTTCTGCCAATCCCAAGCTTCGAAGATCAGCAAGTCCTCAACCAATTCGTTGAAGAATAGAGTTCCTCCTTCTCCAGACTCTAAATCGTAACCGCAGCAGTCAACAACATATTTCTCTAAGTTGTTGATTAACCCGTCTCTAACTACATCACCTGATGTAGGTATACCGAGCGTGGTCTGGCGCCTACTTGATTGTGTGTGCGTCGATTCCGGGCGTTTCATAAGATAATGCTTATAGCCTTTATCCTCGAACCAGTTAATCATACCAATCTTGTTGTTCTCGACAAGTATCTGGCACCCATAGAAAATGCACTGTCTTAAAATGTCCTCGTAGAATTCAAATACAGTCGATGGTCGGTGAACATACTGACACACAAACTGATACGTTCCTTCTATTGCAGGATTGTACGTTCTAAAAACGTATGATGCACCCTTCGAACCTCTCGGATCAGTGGTCTTTGAGTGGTCATACGGGTCTGCCCCTGAGACAATTGATGTGATATTCCCCGGCTGCAATCTTCCCATGCTGCCAGCTTGTACCGAGTTTTGGTTCTCCAGAGTGGGCCACCACGTAGCCCTCCATCGCCCTGTCTTAGAGGGTATCCAATTCACTTCACTTCCAAAACCATCCTTCCAAACAAAGTTTCCATTAGTAACGAGCTTGCTTGAATGTAGGTCATTCCACTCTCTTTGCTGATATAATCTCTCAGCGTCAAATGCGCAATTATTCGTCTCAATCCTGAACGCCTCTTCCGGAGTCCAAGGAAACTGCCTCTTATGCTCGGCAAGTTTATTTGTGTTCTGAGAGAGTGAGTCCCTGATATTTTGCAGGAATTCCTTCGCTCCGATGGTAACCCACTGCCCATTGATTCCCATTACTGGCTTCTTCGGAGTATCAATGATTGAGTTTCCATATTCGTCAATGAACACTTCATTACCCATTTCCAGACCATCATAGGCTGGAGTAAAATATCTGTATAACCCTTCCTCTGTGCGGTCGTTAGCTGGCCTGACGTTAGGATCACTCCCATCCCACAGACCTTTATAATTTGCCCCACCCTTTCGGGTCATCTCATTCACTGTTGAAGGGAAGAAGGCTTTTCCGAGAATTCTGTTCGATAGAGTAGGCTTAACAACTTGCCAGTTCTTACTCACATCTGCCTCTTCCCATTTACCTCCTTCGTCACATACGAACCTCGCTAGTTTATACGAGTCAAACGAGTTCTCCGCAGTGTTACCCCATTCTACCTTACTCTCCAGAGCATCAGACATTTGCACAGTCCTTGTCTCCTTTGTAATTCTTTCTCCGGGCTTATCGAATTCCAATACGGTCTTCGGATTGTCCGTTCCAGCGATCATTGGCTGATAGAAGGCTGGTAGTGAACGGAACATCTTCACAAGCTTGTAAAAGAATTCCTTCGCGTCCTTACCTGTCTTACTCAGCAACCCACCATTGGCATTACGTGTTCTGGTGATGTATTCTAGTACGATAGCAGCGCCCTTAAAGGTAGCTCCTTCTCGTCTGTGCTTCACCATGATCATCCCATAACACTTCGGGTCGACCACGCATGCCTGCCAGTATGTAAAGAACCTTCTATCCCTGTCTCTGTATTCCGGATAACCGACGTCAATCTTACACCACTGGATGTAAAAGTAATGAAGCCCCGTAAGGTAAGTAGGGACTCCATTGTTCATAAACCACACTCCGTTCAGTCGGCGGTCAGCATCAGCATTGATCCAATCTACCTCCTCATCAGTGTATTCTTCCTGCGGTTTATCCCACCTGAATCCTTCAGGAAGTTCAAGCCTCTCCCACTTCTGATTCTTTTTAACCTTATTGGAAAATAGAATCTTACTCTTCCCCGGCTGTTTAGGCAGGGTGATATCTATGTCAGATAACGTCTCAACTTTCCCATTGCTCTTTGGGAATAGTGAGATGGAATAGAGTAGATTAGCTTGACTTTCTTGAAGTGAATTCATAAGCTGCAAAGATACAAAAAATAAACGAGAATTGCAAATTTAATCTGCCAGATTGTCACTATCTAGCCATCTTCTCGGCGAATCCACCTTTAAAGACTGACTTTTTGACAGCCTCCGCAGCGTCCTCTGACATTTCGCTTACATCCTTGAGCATCTTTCTCAGCTCAGACATGATGTACTTTGCGTCATCGAAACACTCACGCTTGGCTTTAACGGCATTTCTCTCTTTATCATCTTGCAAATGAGTGTTTATGGGCTTCCGAACAACTTCCAGTAGAGTAATCAGCGCCTCTTTACCAGAGATCAGTAACTCATAATCGAAGTCTTCATACACCCGGAAGAACCTTGTCAACATATCGCCGATCATCGGGTTCTCATTCGTCAGAATCTTTTTATGAAAAGCTTTGGGAACTTTTGCTTTCTTTAGTGCAAGCTCCTTGCGTTCACTCATATCCTTGATCGAAGAGAACTCCGAGTCTGGCCCGTACGTTAATATCAAATAACTGAACGCTACCTTCGTATCGAAAGTAAAGTCAGGCTCTCTGGTCATAGGTTCTCCAGCCTCATTCTCTCCAACAGTAACCGTGTACTTCTCCCTGATCGCATCGATGTTAAACTCAGGATACTTAAGTAGTTCAGAATAATCCATTAGACGTTTATTTTCTGACCGGGATCAACGGTACAGATGATGTCTCTCAACTCCATCCGGTAGTAAATCTTACCGTCAACCTCGATTTCGTATTCGCAATTAACATTAAATAATACCCGATCCCCATCTTTTAGCCCAGCCGCCTTAGCTTTGTCGCTTAACAAGCGAGCAACACCAATTCTTTCGGCATTATCGGTATCGTTTTTCGTCGATAGTCTGATTCCGGACTCAGATCGTGTCATCCCCAACTCCCCGTAGGTAATGGGTTCTACGAGGATAAAGCTCCCAAGTGTCTCCAATTTCTTTCCTCTCTTTCTACAGTAAACTTGATTATATTCTACGAAGGCAATGTTCCCACCAAAGGGCAGTCCCTGCTCTTCCACGAAATGATGAACCCAGATAATATCCTGTGGCTCAAGATCAT